ATGAAGTTGGCTTCCATATAGATGCTGACCGCCGCATCTTCAGGCAGTGATTCGTAGACATCGTAGAGCCAGCGCACCATTTCGCCCACGCTGCACTGGCGGCAGAAGGCACGCAGCAGATGCAGTTCCCGGTGGGAGGCGGTTTTCAATCCACGCTTGGGACGACCTATCATGGCGGCAGCCTTGTAGTCGTTCTTTCCGGAGGATTTCCACGAAGGGTCGATGTAAAGCACTATCTGCTCGTAGTATTTCAGTTTCAGCATCGGTCGCCAGCGTATCCACCGTTCCTGAAACACGGCTCCCTCGGTGATGGGATTATTCATGTATTCCTTCTGAAACGAGCGGTAGCCCATGAACTGTTCGCGGTCGCGCAGTTTCTCGATGGTGTAGAACTCCGGCCAGGCAGGATTCCCGTTGCGATCGATGGCGTTCACCTCAATGGTCTTTACGGTAGGCGTGTCGATGATTTTCTGCAATACGGAGTTTTTGGAAATCAGGTTACCCACCATAATGAAACGCCCGTCCTTGCCGCCAAAGCAGCCGAACAGGGCTTCCTTTATCCAGTTGGTCATTTCCCGTACACGGGCTTCGCTCCGGCACATCTCATCGTCGTCGAGGTCGTCCACCACGATGTAGTCCGGACGCATCTCCCGGAAACGCAGACCACGGGGCGACTGGCCACGGCCTCGGGAGAAAAAGGCGCACTGGTCTTTGGTGACAAATTCGCCTTCCTGCCACATGCCGCTGTTGTACTGTTCGCCAAAGTCCCGGATGATGTACTGGTTGTATTGCAGTTCTGCCTGAAGGTCGCCCAGCAGGCCGTCGGCGCTGTCTTCACTCTTGCCCACCAGTACCATGACATGCAGCTCACTCCGGAATTTCAGCCAGAGCGGGATGCCGATGTCCAGGTGTACCGACTTGGCATGACCGCGCGGCCACTTGCAGACCAGACGCAGTTCCGGATGTGCGGCGATGTAGCGTGCCGCCTCGTTGTGGAACCGGGCATTCGGGCACTGGCAGTAGTGCGAAAGGTAGCGCTGGCAGAAACAGTCGTAATCCTTCAGGGCACGGGCGATGTTCCGCTTGCGTTCTGCTTCGGTTTCCACCCGTTCCTGCGAGGTCATCCGTTCCACCCGCTTGCAGTGTTCCTGCCATCGTTTCAGGGCTTCTTTCTTTTCCTGCTCTGTCATACTTAGCCTCCTTTCTGGGCGAAGAGTTCATTCAGGTAATCGTTGTGCAGCTGGTTCACGAGCTGGAACAGTTCGTTGGTCAGCTGAGGATACTTGTCACGGTTGGCCGCCAGCCAGTTCTCGAAGTCGATCATCGTGTCGATGCGGTCTACCACGCTGGCTTTCTTCTCCAGCTTCTCGATGGCCGTGGCCGTCTTGATCAGCTTGTCGCCCAGGCTGGCCAGCATATCCTCGTTGCCCGGCTCGTTCGCCTTGTCGAGCAGGGAATTGATGGAAGACAGCAGCTTGTTTACCAGTTCCGGACGGGTAATGTTGCGTGCCGCCTTCATTTCTTTCCAGCCCAGGGTATTGATCCACCGGCTGAGTGTCTGACGGCTCACTTCCACTTTCTGAAGAATCTCTTCCTGCGAAAGTCCGCTCATGTAGAGCACCCGTGCCAGCTCCTGTTTTGTGTCGTTTTTAGCCATGTTTTACCTTGTATTTAATATTCGTTTAAGGCAAAGTTCATCCATTTTCGTGCTTTCAGGAAAAAGGGATGCAACCGTTACAGAGAACAGTGCATCATTTACACACTTCCTTGTAACCGTTACACACTTTTTTGTCCGGACGGGAAAGGCGGAGTAAGTTTGCATCAAACGAACGGAAAAATGGCAAAACGAATCAGAATATCGAACGAAACGCTGAACTGCTACGGCACGTGGATTCGTACTGAAGGCATCGACCTGACGCAGTTTAACCGGAATCCCGTACTGCTCTGGATGCACCAGCGGGGCGTGGTAATAGGAATGATCAAGGACATACGCGTAGCGGATGGAGAAGTGACCGGCGAACCCTGGTTTGATGAGGTACGCGAAGAATCGCGTCTGGCAAAGCAGCAATGGGAAAAGGGCACGCTACGTATGGGTTCGCCCAACTTCGAGATACTGGAAACAAGCGAAGATGCTGCCTTGCTGAAACCCGGACAAACCCGTCCTACCGTAACCCGCTGCAAGCTGATGGAATACAGCATGGTGGACATCGGCGGAAACGACGACAACATCCGGCTCTCATACGAGGGGCGGGAAATCAGGCTGGATGCAGGAGGCGGATGCGACCTGCCGCTGTTGAAGGAAAGCTTTAATGAAAACCAAACATTACAGACAATGAACGAACAACTGAAAACCATCGCCCTGATGCTGGGGCTGGCGGACACCGCCACACTGCAGGAAGTGCAGAAACAGATTAACGTATTGCTCGGCTACCAGGCGGCCAACACATCCCTGCGTACCGAGAAAGAAAAACTGGAAAAGGAGCTTGACACCTTACGACTGGCAGGTATTACGTCGCTGGTGGAGGATGCCGTGACTGCCGGAAAGATTGAATCCGGGAAGAAAGCTCACTTTATCGAGCTGGGAAAGAAAGTTGGTCAGGAAAGTCTGAAACTGACCTTTGAAGCCATGCACGGCACTGTAAAGCCGTCGATGGTATTGAACCGCGATACCTTGCCGACGGCAACCGGCGACTGGAAAAAACTGAGCGAAGTTCCGGCAGAGGAACTGAAACTGATGCGAAAGAACGACCCGCAGCAGTACCGCAAACTGTACAAGGCTGAATACGGTGTGGACTGTCCGGAACTTAACTGATTGTTGAACACAAATTAAAACACGAAAATGAGAAAAGAAATTGTAAAATTCGTAACCGGCACACTGGTGAATGTGCTGATGAGTATCGTTATCCTGGCTTGCCTTGGAATTCCGAATGCAGGATTCTGGGGGCTGATTGTGGGCGTGGTGCTACCGATAGCACTGGGCAAATTCCTTCCGAAAGGAGCTGCCCTGGAAGGTGTCTATACAGAAGTTTGGACGGGCGAGCTGGTGAAGCAGCTTCGAGGTGGAATGACCGACTCCTGGCTGGACGGAGTATCTGATTATTCAGATGCGGTGGACAACGAAGTGGTGCATCTTGTGGATGTGGGTGGTGACCCGGACGTGCTGATTAACAACACGACGTATCCCATTGCCGCACAGGAACTGGAAGACGGGGATATCGCACTGGGTCTTGACAAGTTCCAGACGAAGAAGACACCCGTATCCGACGACCAGCTTTTTGCAATCTCCTACGACAAGATGGGAAGCGTGATTGAGCGTCACGGCGACGCCATTACCATTGCCAAGTTCAAGAAAGCGGCCCATGCGCTGGCTCCGAACAGCAACACGGCAAAAACTCCGGTAGTGCCTACTTCCGGTGAAGATGACAACGGACGAAAGAAATGTACCCGAAAGGACATCATTGCCCTGAAACGTAAGCTGGATGACTTGAAGGTACCTACCGCAGGCCGCCGTCTGGTGCTCTGTTCAGACCACGTGAACGACCTGCTGGAAGACGACCAGAAGTTCCGTGACCAGTATTACAACTATACGACCGGAAAGATTGCCAACATGTACGGATTCGAGGTGTACGAATTTGAGAACTGTCCGTACTTTACCAAGGAAGGCACAAAAGTTCCGTTCAAGGACTCGCCTTCAGGTACTGACCATCAGGCATCCTTCTGTTTCTATACCAAGCGTGTGTTCCGTGCACAGGGAGGTACCAAGATGTATTATCGCGACGCACAGACCAATCCGGACTACCAGCAGAACGAAGTGAACTTCCGTCACTACTACATCGTACTTCCGAAGAAGATGGAAGCTATCGGTGCCATCTACAGTTATGACGGTTCTACTTCGCAGACTTCCGACCAAAGCGTAGAAGCTGAAAAGAACTGGGCTGAGACCAGACGCGAAGCTGAAGCTGCCAAAATGGCCATGACTATGTCTGATGGAGGAGAGAATGGCGTGAGCGGACTGGAAGAAAAGTTACAGGAAGACCCTGCAGCCGGTGAGGAACTTGAAGCATAGGGAGGAGTAAGATATGAAGAACCAACCACGAGGAATTCGAAACTGCAATCCCGGAAATATACGGAACTCTGACGCAACAGACTGGAAGGGAGAAGTCCCTTCCTCTGCAAAGAAAGACAATGCGTTTGAAGAGTTTGAAGATATGCCGCACGGTTACCGTGCACTGATCAGGCTGTTGCAGAACTATCATAAAAAGCACGGTTGCAAAACGATTGCAGATTATATCAACCGATGGGCACCCAGGCATGAGAACAACACATCGGCTTACATCACTGCCGTGTGCCGCAAGATGCAGGTACCTACAACCTATCAGCCCAACGTGAACGATAAGGACACGATGTGTATGTTTGCAGCCGCAATCAGTGAAGTGGAAAACGGAGTACCGGCACAGATGGCCGACATCCGGGCCGGATGGGAATTGTTATAATTGGAGCATTATGGACTGGACCCTGTTACAGTCACTGATGGAATGGCTGGCTCCTGCCGGCTGGCTGGTAACTGCCATTGCCTGGTGGCGTGACAGAAAAGTATACCAGGTCCGTGCAGTGAAAGAAACCGAAGGCACTTACAAGACTCTTTACGATGATCTGAGTGCCACGGTATTGGAACTTAGTAAACAATTACGAAAACAAAACGAAAGAAATATTAACCATGAAACGGCTTTACGCAAATTACATACTTGCAAGTATGCTGACCGCTGTCCTGTCATTATCTTCCTGCGCCAGCAGCAGAAAGGCCAGCTCGGAAACCGTCCGCTCGGACAGCCTCCGAACGAGCGTAACCGAGCAAACAACTTACGAGCCGGTCCCGAAAAGGACGGCGACCTGCTCGGTGAGTGCGGAGCAGTGGCTGAACCTGGGTAAACTTCCTGCCGGATTTGGGCTGAGCTATCGGAATGACGGTCTGAACATAGATATAAAGTCAGACGGAGAAGGTGGCGTGAACGTCACAGCTACAGCCGACAGCATAGGAAGACAGGTAACCATAACACGTACGGAAACCGACCACCGCATACGCGATGAAACTGTGAGCAATGAATTGAAGGAAACACGCCCTGGAGTGCAGGGATGGCTGACAGGAACAGCCCTGACCATACTGGGAATTTTCTTTATTTGGCAACTGATTAAACGATATTTAAAACACGATTAAAAACGACAATATTATGGCAGATACAAGCAACGGACTGATGTACGGCG